ATTCAATGACCCATTCACCCTCAGCAATGTTCATCGGAAAAATTGAATCTTCAATCCAAACATTTCGCATAATTGACTGATTGCAACGCGGCAAAAATACAGCACATTTATCAGCGGTTGCGCCTTTGTGACGTTGAATATTCACGTTAGTGAGTTCAATCGCGGTGGAATGTGTCCATGTTCCGTTCGGATCGCCTGACATCATTGAAAACAATAGATTATCGTAGCAATCTTGCCCGTAAAATTGGTCAATTTTGCAGTCTAATGTGTCCTGAAATTGGAAACCTTTTCCCCCAAAATCTGAAAAATTAATACAGTTAACACGGACAAACTGGCCTGCTGTAATTGTGTTTTTAAAAAAGTGTCTAGCTGTAGTTGCAGGATTGCTTCCACCCTCAACATTAATACAACCAAACTCAACCCAACGTGCTTTAACTTTAAAAACGTTCGTATTAGCTGGATTGATAGGGATTAAAATAGTGTTGTTCATGTAGCCGAATTGGCTACCTACCCCGGTGACTTTAAAGTTCCAGCGTTGATTTAGACTATTATCCCATTCCGATAGAGCAAAACGTCCTGCGGGAAATTTGATACCAATTTTATCGTTTAAAGATAATTGCCAAGCGTCCATTTTTATAACCGCTGGCATCGCATCTGTCACGCCATTTGGAACTGCACCAAAATCAACAACTGTTAGTTTTTCTATTTCCTTTTGTCGTTTCCAACCATTAATCACATATCCGCCATCATTGATAGATTGAAGAGAAATATCGAACTGAAAGTTATCGCCACCGACATTAAACCCAGCTACATAGGATTTCACATAAACAGTTCGACCATTCCATTTTGGTAAGGTTAAAAGCTCAGCGATACTGCCAACGGTTACAACTTGACGGTCTGTAATAAAATCTCGTTCCCATTGATTCAATGCTGAATTAAACTTGTAGTTGCCTATTCCACTTACACAAACAGTTCGACCATTCCAAGCATTCAAGTCCTCTAAATCTTCTTCTGATTCTACGGTAAGAATAGCCAAAGCACTGACCGCACCATTTTTAATAGCCTCATCCAGCATTGCCTTGGTGTTTTTTTCAAGGTTGCCAAGATTGTTATAAAACTCATCACGAGTTTCATCATTGAGTGAGTTCACATATGCGGATAGATTTTTAATATCAGCATCAGTGAGCCAGTTAGTTACGCCAAGCTCTTGAAGTTTAAGCCAGATTTTATCGAAATCATTGTTTACTGGCTCTGGACGTATTGAGTTATTGTAGGTCTTGTAATCTGTATCTCGTACAAGCGGTGTATCCCGCTGAAGAATGATTTTAGATTGTGTAATAGGTGCAATAGCAAATACAACGGAACCCGTATTTGTATTCAAAGACCAGTTATTCAGCGCTGGAATATCAATATCATTCACTTTAACAATGAGATGATCGGCATCGTCGCAATCAAATTCAAGCGGAAAAATCTTAGTCGTGCCGTTGCCGATATATTCTTTATACGGCGTCTGGTTTGCTACTGCCATATCATCACCTAATCATTAAAATCTAAGGTGGCTTCTACGACTCCACCGTCTGTCCTCCAATTAGGCCGCTCATTTGATTCCGTTGTTCTGTGTATTTTGCCGACGCGTTCAGGTGAATCAGTTATTGCCCCCGCTAGGGAATCCATTTCGTCATCTTCTTGAACTGTTAGAGCTGGGTTAAAAGACGCAAATTTCTTATAAACGGCAGAGTTATTCTCTCCACCTTCTGGCTTATCTATAATTGAAGTGTGAACCCACAAAAGACCTGAGAGCAGCGGGCCTTCTAAAGCATCTAAAATGCGCTTATTTTTTGGCGTGGTATTATGTTTTTCAGTTACACCACATCTTATTTTTCTTGCCTTTAATGCACCCTTTAGTGATGCAGGTGCAAACCCACCTATCCCGTTGGTTTCTATTGTTACTTTTGGAATATGAAACTGTTCAATTAAGTCACACAGTTGCCAAACCTGACCACCATTTATATGACCGTTATCATCATGATCAACTACAGGGCCAGTTAAATTAAATGATCTGTGCCAGTATTTATTACCGAAATCATCATGAAGCACCAAAGCGGTTGATGAGATATCAGATTTTGTTTTTCCTGAAGATGGGTCCCATTGGAATGTAATGCCAACAATTTGACGCTCTCCAAGCATCATAATGTACTTGCCATTTGCACGACGCAGAACAGGCTCACAGTCGTATGGAATCATAAAGCTAGGATCAAGACGCACATCACCTACAGGCTTCGCATGCATTTGATACTGTGAATCCCATTCGTTTAAAGTTTTACATTCTTCACGGCGGGCTTCCATTTCTTCAGGTGTGAAGCGTTCAGCCCAAATACCTTCTGAATAAAAATCAACAATAAAACTATCTTTCTTGAGAACGACCTTAAATAAATCGCCAGACTTAAAGCACTCATAATCTTCATTTTTGTGAAGATATTTTGACCCTTCACCAATTCCAGAGAATGCGTGTACAGGTTCAAAATTGAGTGTATAGACCTTATCAGCTTCAGCCTTTTCAATGCGTCTTTCATGTTCAAACATTTTTAGCACCATTACGCTGACTTTTCGTAATTTTTTAATTTCGTCATACAAAGAGTCATGCGAGTGAGGAGTACCAATCCAAAGTTTTTTTGCACCGGGTATAGCAATATGAGTTTGCTCAGATAAGCGGAAACGCAGTTTTTCTCTTTGATCTGGTGTACCTGTAGTTTTTGGAGTTTCAACGTCATCATTTTGAATGAATGTAGCACGATGGCCAGTAACGCCTGAGAGAATGCCTTTCGATAGCATCGTTCCGTATCTGATGTCTTTTGAACCTTGCACCCACCAACGCTCAGTTTCACCGCTACGGCGTTTAACAGACTCATTGCCAATACAGAGGGGGTGATTTTCAAGAACGTTTTTTGTACCGCTAGAACACTTAAAAGCATCAGGATCAGTCGTACCTTGATGCAAAATCATTGTTTCTTCTGGCCAACAATAAATAACCCATGCGTTTAGTACATCCAGTATGCTTGATTTAGAGTGACCACGGGGCATCATCAATAAAGCAGTACGCCCATTGATATACCAATACTCTAAAAACTCACAAACCCGAACATGAAAATCAGGTACTTTCCACCCCTGAAATTCTGCCCAAAGCAAGAAGAATGCAAGAAAGCTAATTTTGGGTTTTGACATTAACTAGCCCGAATTTTTTCACGAAGTTTTTGTGCTTTAGCTTCGGCTTCTGCAGCTAGTTTTTTTTCATAGGCTTCCTGAGTTTCTTTGGTTTTACTTATTGGATCAATTGTCCCGTATTTAAAGGCCAAAACTCGCTCGATAGTTGCCAATACACCAGCAGTATCTTTGGAAATCTTATATAAAAATCCTTTGTCTCCGCGCTCTTGTTTGGTTGCGATAGATGTGTTTATAGCTGCACAAGTTGTAACAATGAAATCATCAGCAACTTCTTCAGCTAGTTTTTCCATTGATTCGATTTGATCATCACGCATAAAAAAATCCCCCTGTATAAGTGACTTATAAGGGGGATTTAATTTTGATTTATTGTGTTTAATTCGACGTACACATTGCGCCTTTGTACGAATAATCTTGTACAACATTATTCACAAGTCTAAAGCTCAAACGGCAATCTATATCAATGTTGCCGCCTGACGTGGTTGAGTAGAGAGAGTTCTGCGTTACAGTCGCATAGGTGTTAGTCGGCATATTGATCGAGCCTTTTTGGTAATACTCGATAATCTCGTAGTTATCGCCTTTATACTCTCTGTTCGGTATACCCATCTGACCAAGCAACTGATCTTTGGTTAAACCTTTTTTAGCATCCATCTTCGCTTCAAACTTACCGACTGTGGCACAGCCAGAAAGTAATAGTAACAAGCAAACCCCTAGTTTTTTCATTTTATTGTCCTTTCAAAATCTGGCGCTCGAATATCAGTAACATCGTCGCCCCAAAACTGTGATCTATCTAATTTCTTCTCGGCTTTGCGTAAGGCTTTCTCACGATAACCTGGTGCAATTGTATCTTGAATTTCATCAAAAACCATTCGATTAATCGCGGCTTTGGTGTACCACAAGTTTTGTGCCGGTATTTTGCCTTTGGCAAATTTGAATGCTTCATTGCCGAAATTGGTGTCGCGACCTTCGTTGTACTGAGTCATGTTGCCGATAGTTAAACCCAGCAATGCTGTAAAATCCCCGCCCAATGGCCCAGCAACAAACGAATTGGCATCACGGCCAGAAGTATCCACACCAGCCGCTAAGATGTCACCCAACACAGGTAAGCCACCACCAGCGACGACAGAACGCAAAAAGAATGATCCTGTTTTTTTAGGGTCGTCACTGTCCCACATAGTTTGTGGATCATTGCCATTAAGCAGTTCACGCAATTGCACGACTAAGCCACCGAGTAGCGTCATTGTCACAAATAGCGGCACACCATAAGCGGCCTTACCTTTTAAGCCGTCTTGTGAGAATGTACGGCTTCCCTGACGCATCATGAATGCAGCCGAGAATGATTTAAACTGAGTGATGCCTTTAAAAATCTCGCCTGTAATGGTTCCCTTAGCACCCACCTGCAACCATGTACGTTCGCGCAGCCCTGCCTCAATCACAGCCATACCTTGCTCATCCATCAAGTGCGCTTGAAGCTGTGAGGCAACTTCATCTTTTACACGCTTTGGGTCGCCATAGGCTTTTAGCTTATCGTCTGGAATTTCATAAATAGAATGTGCAGACATAAGCTGATTGCCCTTACGATCTACTACAGGTTCGGCAAGTTGGAATATTTTCCAAGCACGCTCATCTAATCCAGTGCCAGACAGTAATTCACGATCCATTGCATCGAGCTGATCCCATGCTTTTGTGCGGCTGAGTGTGCCGTACTTGTTCATGAGCATCTTAGTAAATCCGACTTTTGAAGCAGAAGTAAGCGCATTCAAGCCAGATACACGTAATACCTGAGTCGCTAAAGCACTGGATACTCGAGCCAATTTTTCAGATTTGCCATGTGTTGCAGTAAGCCCATCGTCAGACCAGCGAGCTATAGAACCTATCATTTCCTCTGTGGCTAATCCCAAGCTGTGTGCAAGCTCTCGATCTGCTTTGTTGGCTGGATTTAGTTGGCTGACCAGTTCACCAAAGGTCTGACGGTAAGATAAGCCATGCACATGAGCTGTTTTTGCAATAGTTGCCTGATCTGCGATAGAGGCAATTGTGGTACCGCCAAGCAATGAAGCAACATTAAGCGATCTGTAAGCCAATCCAAGATTTGCTAAAACTTCTGATTGTGGAGTGTTGCCGCCGCTAAACTCATCAAACATAACCTGTGCGCGCTTGCGAGATTTTTCGGTGGTACCGTGATCAATACCTTTTGACCAATCTTTATTTTCTGCGGCATCCATTAAAATCTTTAATGCGGTTTTTGGGTTACTTCCTAAATTTTCGACCATGGCAATGTCTTTGGATAGGCCATTGATATGTGCTTCAACCAGATCAACAAATTGCATGCCGCCAAATTCGTTTTGATATTCAAGCCAAGCGTTCGCATCTTTGAAATGTAGTACACGGCTTTCAGCGTTGCGATTGGTCACTTTAGATGTGCCGCCGCCTGCACGCTGACGACCAACTTCAATTTTGTTTGCGCCATCACTAGATAGTGTGTCATACGTGTATTCAAGCAATGAGCGTATTTCTTGCTGACTGTAGTAATCGCCGTTTTCTTTTACATATTGCCGGGTATCGATTAGTGATTCAGCTTTATTTACCCATGCTTCTTTACCCGCTTTGGCAATCTTGGCCAAGTTATGAGTCTGTGGCATCCCCCAATTGTCGAGCTTTCCAATATCACCGCCATTTCGATTAAAACGTTCACGCATGGTTTCAAACACATCGCCCATTTTGTCGCTGATTTTTTTTGCCAGTGGGTCGCCTGCGCTGTCGCCGAAACGCTCACGCACAATCTTTTGAACCAGCTCGGCATCAGTAAATATGCCCGCTGCACCTTTCACATTTGTATAAAACTCGACAAGATCTCCGCGATAAATTGCAGCTATGGCACGTGCTTTGGAGTTAATAGATTGAATGCCTGACATATCACCGTGATTAGCGACCATTCGATCTACCACCTCCATTGATGTAAGCCGGTCATGATCTAATGCAGCTAGGTTCTTGGATTGAGTAAGAATATCTTGAGCAGCAATTTTATGTTTACGTGCAAGCTCCTCTTGTATATCGATTGCCACTTGCTTTGATGCTTCAGTCAGTCTTTCAGCATCCGATAAATTGCGCCATTTCTGCACATCACGGCGGGCCATGTTGCGCATTGTCTCATTGATACGCGCTTCAATATTTGCGGCTTCTTGCGCTGTAAGTGATTGCTTGCCAAGTGCCTGTGCTACAGCTTGTTTGCATTGATCTTTCATGGCCATAAAAAAATGCTCAAATAGTTTTAACTATCTGAGCATTTAGTTTGTTGGGGTTTGTTGGGTATTGAAAATAATATATTTTAAAGAAATTAAGTTGCTTAAATAACTTCTTCATTAAACCAAGTAACAATATTAACCTTGGTACCTTCAAATTTAATTACTATTGATGCTAATTTAGTTTTACTTGGTACATGCCAAAAAGTGCATACAGATTCGTGTTTATCAAATGAATTTCTTTGTTCAATAGCTTCAATTTCATTAGATTTAAATTTACTAATAATTTTTCTAGCTATTTCATTCTTCGCATCTTCTACACGCTCAATGCATGTTTTTACAGCCTTATCAAATTTATCACTCATTTTGCACCTTTGATTTTAGCCATTCTTTTAAAACCACATTTGTAGCAATAATATCAACTTTTTTTGTT